CCGCGCCAATGCCAAGGTAGTCTCGGTCATTCAGCGTTTGCCACGCATGAAGGGCACGAACAGGCGAGTTGATCTGGTTAGGATAAAACTTTGTCCATCCACCCAATTTCTGGACAAGGCCAAGACCATCGCGGTCTGGGATGAACCGGATCAGATTTGAGTAGGAGATAGCCGCTTCATTGAGCGCCGGTGTTTTATTCTGGTCAACGCCGGGGATCAGTTTAAGAGAAGCGTGAGGCATTTACGCCCCCCGCGTCGGCGTGGCGACCGGAGCAGGAGACATGGAGGACCAAGCGCCAGACTGGAATTTCTTGCGCGCCTCTTCCACAACAGCCGGGCCAAGGAGAGCTTGATACTGACTTTCGTAGGATTGAGCCATGGCGGGGTCATCTGCTTGACGGCCAAAGTTGCGCTGATAGCCGGATACATAAACCATGCTTGCCATAATCATAAGATCAGGCAGATATAGGCTGATAAACGTCTCCGGGTTTGAAACAGACAAGCTGTCAGGCCGGACTGTGCCAACAATCTCAACCGTATAGTTGTTATCAGGCCAAGGACCAACAATCATGTTGTTTTGGTCAATCATGGCAAAATATTCAGGAGACGAAGCTCCAGTCAAACTTGGGTAAACAAAGTTTAGATATTCTTTTGTCACGGGAATTAGCGGCGATCTAATTCCGGTTTGTAGGTTGGATGAACCAGCCGGAAGGATGACGTTAATCTCTTGGATCGTCACAAAAGCAGAAGCAGGAACGGTCAGGTTTCTGTTACCAGCGGCAACCGAGTACGCCGTGCTAGAAGTAACGGTGCTAAGAAAATCAAGGTCACGATAAATCCTGTTCTCCGCATAGGTGATCGCCTGCGGGAGAACAATGAGAAAATTAGCGTCCGTCTCAGAGACAACCGCTAAGGTGGCGATCTGGGTCTTATAAGTGGAGTAAGTAAGACCTGTGGTCACGGTCAAGCCTCGCGGTTTTGCTTATGATAGCACTTATTTAGCGTCGTGGCACCACGCTTCACGTTTGGCATTGTTGACCTTAATTTCGCCAATGGTCTGATTCGTGTCTTTCTTAGACCACGAGACATCTCGCCAAACAGCGCAAACCTTGGTGTTGGTGTTCTCAGTCCCGACGATGCCCGTCAGACTCGCGCAACCGTTCAGGATTAAGATCGACGGAACTAGCAGCATCCAGCGCATCTTTTGTCCTCTCTATAATGTCTGCTTGAGCTTTGGCTTTCATGTCTTCAATGGCATCGGCCCTGATCTTAAAATAGACCCCAGCCAACGCCACGAAGATAATCCCGCCAATGACGATGTATCGCCCCAGAGGGCTGAAGAGCAGGCCGATCATGCGCCCTCCTCATCAAGCCTCTGCTTCCTGAAATACCAGACCGCCCCTGCCGCCGCCACGATCACGAGGCAGACAAGAGCCGTTCCACTCATGGCGGACAGAAGGTCTCCGCCTTCACGAACGATAGGCATGACCTCTTGGGCCACAGCAATAGCACCAGCGCCGCCGGCAATGACCGCGCCGTTAGCCTCCTTAGACTGAATGATGCTCTTTTTGGGGGCCGGGGCGTCCGGCTCCGCACGAGCCTCATCAACTGAGATGGGCTTCTCGGTATCCAGACCGCGCCAAATTTTCACCTCAGCGCGCCGCCGGCGAACCAGACCCGGAAGCTCTTTGCCCCCGCCCTTGGTCCATTTCATGAACTCGGCGGGAACTTCATCAAACTTCTCAGCGTTGACCTTCTTCAGCAACGTAGACTTGGCAAGAGCGCCAACGCCGGCGTTGTAGGCAAAGTCCACCAAAGCGTCAAACTGGCACTGCTCAAGCTCAACCTTGACCAGCTTTTCAACGCCAGCTTCGTACTGCACCATGTCACGCTTGAGGATTTCCTCAGCCTCGTCCTTGGTGATCTCCAATCCGGGGCTCACCTCCGGGCTGCCGGCAGCCGAGGTGTGGCCGTAGCCAATGGTCCAGACCGCTGCCGGGCACTTGTATGCCTTGAGCCGCAGGCCCTCAAACTCCTTAACAAGGGCAAGCCCTTCAGAAGACATTCTCATGGTTTACTTTCCTTGTTTGAGGGTTTGGATTTCACGCTCAAGAAGCGAAATTTCTTTTTCAAGCTCGGCCCTAGCCAAGGCGGCTTCTGACCTAATAGCTGCGCGCGCCTGCGCGGCATCGGCAGTCATTTCCAATCTACTTTTCTCTATAGCGGCCATCGACCGCTCACGGTCCAAAGTCATGTTGGCGCGGGCTAAAGCTGCATCACGCTCAACTTTGTCAATTTTGTCGTTAAGTTGCTCACGGATGAGAGCCATGTCTATCGTCGTACCCTGCGGCGGGATGGCTTTGTTTTCAGCGTTTACTACGACGGCGATCTTAGACTTGAGTTGTATAATCTCTGAGTTGGCCGTGGAAAGGCTATTCATGAGATAAACAACGCAAGAAAACAGGATAGGGACGCCCGCAAAGACAACTTTTTCCACAAGAGCGCCTTTGCTTGCGCTTGCGGCCATGTCTTCAGCGATTTTGGCTTGTTTCTCTTCAGCGGTCGGCATTATTTGTCTGCCTTTCTGTCACGGAGGTCGTCTATCTTACGGAATATCTCATTACAGATATGTTTAAGCTCTTGGATGTCGTGCCGGAATTCTTCCTTGGCGACATAGGTTTTGGGTATTTCAGACTCAATCTTGTGTAGGTCCGTGCGTAGTTCTTTAACGGCATCCCAAAGCTGCCGCCCAAACCAGCCCAAACCTGTAAGAATAATCCCAAAGGCTACGTTTATGAGGGACTGAGGGTCCATCCGTTCATGCCGCTTTCTCCCCCTGCGCTTGAATTGCGTTCTGAATATACTCTAAATTGGCCTTCAAACGTAAGTCGCCCGGCTCCATCTCAGCAGCAATTTTTGCTTGGTCTAAAGCTATATCTTGTAGCCCCAGACGCCATGCGGAAATGCTGGCGAGGTCGTGCGCCCAAAAGCCCCAAACCGCCGGGTCACAGGTATAGACTAGCTGCTTGTCTCTGATTTTTAACGCCCGCATAGAGGCCGCAAAACACTCCTCCCAGCGGCTTTGCCGATACATAAGCATGGCAAGCTCGCACCACGGCTCGCGGGTGTTAGGAGCCTCGCCAGCCGCCATGTAGTACCACTTCTCGGCCTGTTGGATGTCCCCAGTCTCAGCATAGGACTTACCCATGAGCCGCATGGCGTAGCAACGCTCGTTCTGGTTGCTCGCAGCGTTCATGGCAAGATAGGTAGTTAGAGCCTTCTTGGCCTCGTCCCAGCGCCGGTAGAACGTCAACTCCCGAGCGTAATAGAAATAGTGATGCGGGTCTGTGGCGTCTTCTTTGACCGCCACCTCCAGCATTTCCATGTACTGACCACGGCTTTTCGTCGGGTCAGGATGGTGGCTAACAAGCAAATGATTGCACCAAGCCGTAACATGCTCGACGCGGCCATCTATCCGCAAATCCTCATGGCAGGGATGGTGCCAGTGGTAGCCGTGGCGGCTGTGTATCTTGCGGTAGGGGAACTTAATGTTGTGGCCCCAGTCAAAGTAGTACCACAAGTTCGTGGTCTTACCCGGCACCCAGACCTCTTCAATCTTACGTTTCCAGCCCGGCTCTAGTACCTCGTCCAAGTCAAGTGAAATGCAAACATCAATAGACCGGGGAATAAGAGCAAGAGCAGCATTGCGAGCGAGATCAAAACGCCAAGGATTGATGTAAATGTCGTGGACAGTAGCTCCCCAATTCTTCGCCGCTGCCACAGTTCCATCAGAGCTTCCAGTGTCAGCAATGAGGATGAGATCAGCGTCTTGAGCCGATTGGCAGAACCGAGTAACAAACTGTTCCTCATTCTTGCTGATTGCATACACGCAGTACGTTAACTTTACAGGAAACGGCGAGTAAACGTAAACGCCAATTTCACCCTCAATATATGACCACGTAGGTTTACCAAAAGCGCGCTTAACAGATTCATCCGTCCAGTGATCTACTACGTGACGCTCATACGGGTTCCCGTAATACTCGCCCTGCGGGTAGTGGCCGATAGGGATGCTGATTATAACCGTAGCGGCCCAGCGTTTAGCCCTGCGGACCAAAACCTGAGCCTCCTCAACGGTCATGTGTTCCAGAACGTCGCCAAGAAAGCAGACATCATACTTTTTGTCTGTATCCCATGTGCGGGCATCAGCAATATGAAGATCGGGATACAGGCTCTTTAGGCCATACTTCTCAACATACGGTTCCCATACCTCAACGCCAGTCCATTTCAACTTAGGAAACAGTTTAGCGTAGGCACCCTCGCCAACGCCGATATCCAGCGCCGTCTCCGGCGTCGGAAGTTTAGACATAACCCATTTAATGCTGGTTTTTCCAGCCTGCGAGCTAAACGGCATTTGAGCCCCCTCTTGCCTATGTTTAGATAGATACGGTAGTTGGCATCGCGTTAATAGTGCCTGATCCTGTAGAGCTATTGCCTCTCAAAGACACGCCAGACCCGTAAGCAGTACCACCAGATATAACATATCCAGTCACATTATCATGTACGTAAAAGTTACTCATGAATGTGACGCCACTGGCGTTCACAAAGCCGTTACCCGATCCAGAGCCGTTTGTAGCTCCCCAACTTTCACAGTTGTCTATCAAAATAACTCCTGAACCGGCATCCATATAAAAGTTGTTCTGGGACGCGGCGGCAAGGCACCCTATTAAATGGACCGATCCATTTGCCGCAAGGTTTCCAACGACAAACCCTGCGGAGCTTGAGTGAACTTGCGTATTATCCGCACCGCAACCAATGAACTGAATTGTCGCCTGATTATCAACAAGATAGCCTCTATTATAACCATAACAGAAGCAATCAATAACCTCAGTCCAATCATTTACAGTAGTAAATTTATATCCAAAACCAGACCTGTTATTATCCGCAGCCGTAAGTTTGGCACCATCCGTCACCCACGGAAAGCCATGACAATTAAGAATACGTGTAACATCAAGAGAATAATCAACCCAGATGCCGTTTGTGCAGTCAAAGTACACGCTGTCAACGACGGAGCCGGGGCAGTTAATATATGTCACCGCATTTGCAAACCCCAAGATCATGCAGTTCTTGACGCTAACCTCTTGCGAGCCTGCCGCATAGATTGCTGTTCCTGCAAAATTCACCGGTTCTGTTCTTGTAAACGCCAAGCCCTGACGCAAAATGCGCAGGCCATCTATGCCTGACATGCCGCCTAAGAAAAAATAAGCGCTAGATGACAAGTTAATGCAGGCATAGTTAAGCCACTCCGTTGTCTCCAATGACTGCGTAGCCGCAGGCGTCGGTCCAACAAGGTAGACATTGGCGACCTTTGGGGATGTTGGCCCTACTGGCGAGGTGCTTCTAATTCCGACATAGACGTTATTGTCTATTTTATATTGGCCCGGCGGGACGATAACCGTACCGCCAAGTGGCGCTAAGGAGTTAATGGCGTTCTGGAAAGATGTACTTGAATCATTTGCCCCAGTAGGATCAGCGCCAAAATCCAATACGCTGACATACCCAAACGAGTTTAACGAGCCCGTTGGACCTGTCGGACCAAGAGGACCGGAAGGACCGGTAGGACCAGTAGGTCCAAGCGCGGTAGAAGAAGGACCTGTCGGGCCGGTCGGGCCAGCAGCGCTAGATGCCGCGCCAGTAGGACCGGTTGGCCCAGTGGGGCCAGCGGGGCCACCAGCCGGTCCCGCTGCACCAGTCGGTCCTGTGGGCCCAATAGGACCACCCCCCGACGCTGAAATCTCAATCTGACCAGCGGAATTAGTTACGGTTATGTTGCTGCCGCCGGTGATAGCCGCAAGATTAAAATCAGAGCCATTGCCAACTAAAAGCTCTCCGTTAGAAGGCGACCGGCCAAGGCGGATTTGACCATTAAAGATACTAGCCTTGTCATTAGACATGATGACCCTCGCCAAAGTGCGCGGCTATTTTACTCTTCTTGTCACCGAGAAGCCAGAGAACGCAAACTTGTCTTTAAGTTAATGTCGGCCTTTGTAATCTGGGCAGCAATTTGTTGGGCCTCGTCGGCTGACACAGGCGTAACCTCAAGACCTATCTTTTGCGCATCCTTGATATAACTTTCATCTGTCATGAGCTTGGCAAATCTGACTTTCCACTCAATTACTTTATTGGATGCGACATTAGGCGGTAGCGCATAGGGCCTAACCAAAGCGCCATGCAATTCAAACAACGCAAAAAGACGCTTCTTGTCCCCATCCGCAATTCTTTCCATCACGGCAGGAACGTCTTTAAACTCAACGTGTCGTGTATAGCCTGAGTTATATTGTAGGATGGGGCGGACCTGTGGCGAACCTATCCAGTGCGGTGAAACGGTCTTCACGCCCACAAGATTAAAGACAACAGCCGTTATTTCATTGCGCTCAAAGGCCAGACGAATCGTGTTCACGTCAGAGTATCCAGTTATTTCTCTAATTTTATTTGGCAAGACCCGGTTCAGAACTTTAAACGGGCTGATGGAGACGCTGCCATCGGAACCCCCAATTAGTTCTTGTCCCGAC